CCCTGACCGCCTGGTCGGCTCCTTCAACGCGCACAGTGAAGTCAGTCATGTCAGCTCCTCCGACTTTCGTTGGCGCGCCATGACAGGTATTTCGACATGGTGAAGATCATGCGATCGGACTCGGCCAGCACTTGTGACGGCGTGATGCCGTACTCGTAGGCGAGATGCACTACGAGCCAGTGGGCGTTGTCGTCGCCTCCAAAGGGACGATCTTCCCCTGCCCGAACTCAAGGTTCTCTACCTTGTCTAGCCAGGTGTCGAAGTCCTCGGGCGTCTTGTTGGTGCGGTGGAGTGAGTGCCAGGCCAGCCAGCAGGCGTCGGTGAGGCGGAAGTCGTCGGCGAGGCGAGCGATGGAGCGGTCGTGTGCCTGCTCGAAGGCCACCTGGTCGGCGACGGAGGCCGTAGCCTCCGCCGCCGTGCCGTCGGCGTAGGTGATAGTGAACTGGATGCGCAAGGTGGTCTCCTGACCTAGAAGGTGCCGCTGGTGCTCTTAGTGATCTCGCCGACAGCGGGCCACGTCACGTCAAAGGTCGTGAGGTCACCGACCTGACCGCTGACAGGGGTCTGGGCGCTGCACAGCGTGGGGATGGTGTACAGAGGTGACGTGGCGGTTGCGGTGCCCTGCGTGGTGCTAGTTCCCGCGAGGATGACCACATTGGCCGTGCCGCCGAACACGCTGGCGAGGGTGGCGTTGACGCTGGAAGCGTCGTAATCCTGATGGAAGCTGATGGTGACCGAGGCATCCTTGAGGCCGGCGATGCGGCTACGCGCTGCCTGCCCGAAGGCCGTGGTCTCGATCTCGTCGACGGTCTCGGTGACCTCGACGCTTGCGATGTTCGTGGTGAGCTCGGTGCTGCCGACCTTCACCCGAAGATTCTTGCCGATGAACTTTGCCATTCTTTCTTCTCCTAGTTAGCCGGCGGCAATCACGGTCACGCTGAACTCGGCCGTGTGGTAGGTGACATCCCCAATAGCAAGAGAGCCTTGGTTCGTCATTTCTGTGACTCGGCAATCCAAGGCGTGCCCCCCCAGGGTGCGGTCGCCTTCAATAGCCGCCTTCACCGACGTGCTACCGCTAGAGGCGCAGTAGGCGTCGAGGTTGGTCTGCGATGCCCGGTCGGCTACCCGGCCGACGATGAGCATGATGGTGAACTGGTATTCGTCCGACCCGCGCCCGAAGGCCGTGTCGTAGCTGATGCGGCCCGGCATGACGACGGCTACGGGTGGGTGCGGGTTGTCGGGAATGTACGCGGAGGACCGCAGGCCGCTGATGGTCGCGAGCCTGGTGGCGAGGCCGGAGCGAAGATTAGTGAGGGCGGTCACGCGACACCGTTGACTTTGCGGTAGCCCTCAACGAGCTGCACGACGTCGGGGTCGAGGCCGCGGCTGACGCGCATGATGCCCATGTCGCCGAAGCCGGCCACACCGAGAGGCGACTGGAGGCGGGTGAAGATCCTTGAGGACTGGAGGATGGTGGCCTGCGTAACCGTGACCGGGATATTAGGCCAGCCAAACACGGCCGTGACCTTGATCGAGTTTTCCGCGCCTGTCGGGAACGTGTAGTCACCGATGGCACGGATGCGCGTGTACGGCCAGACCACCCCACCGAGGTAGTCGTTGATCGGCTCCGGCTGGGCGTCGCCCTGACCACCAGCCGTGCCAATCGTCCAGGTCGTGTCGTACACGCCATCCAGCCCGGTGGAGGTTTGCACCGTGGCGATGGAGCGGGCGTCGTCGATCTGCACGACGTAGGGGTTGTCGGTGTTGTAGTAGCGGGTGGCGGTGCCGGCGTTGATGAAGTTGCGGCCGCAGTAGGCGTCAATGAGGCGGGACGCCGACTCCACGGCCATTTCAAGGAGGGCGTCGTCGGTGGCGTCGCCTGCGGAGATGCGCAGCGCAGACTTGATCTGCGCCAGGGTTGCGTAGCCGTTGCTAATCGCCACGGTCAGCCTCCGATTTCGTAATGCTTCCGCATCCAGTCGACGGTCAGGGGAAGTCCCTGAGCGAGCCTTGTGCGCGGGTTGTGGTGCAGCAGAGCCTTAGCCTTGGAAATGTCAGGCTTCTTGCTCGTGACGTTGTGCTTGTCCAGCGGGAGCCGGTTGACGAGGGACGGGTGGGCGCCGGTGACCTCAAGCAGCATGTTTGCCATGTCCTCGACGCTGACGTACTCGTCACCGCCGACGTTGACGGTCTCGCCTGGCGCGAAGCTCGTGGCGGCGTTGGCGAGGGTGACCAAGAAGTCGCCCTGGTACATGAAGACTCGGTGATAGTTCTCGTACACCGTGATCGGCTTACCCGTCAGCAGCCGGTAAGCGAAGAGGCACACAACTGAGCGGTAGTCGTGATACCGCTCGCCGGGGCCGTAAGCGTTGAAGAACCGCAGCGTCATGGTCTTGTTGCCGTAGCGGTCCGCGAAGTTGCGGATCTGCTCCTCATTGACCCGCTTGCTGATCGCGTAGTCGTTAGTCAGCCTGGGCTGCGGGTTATCAAGCAGGTACCGCTCATCAATGGCTTCGGCGTCGGCCTCGCCGTAAACCTCGGAGGAGGAGGCGAAGACGTGGCGGAAGCCGCGATCCCGCTGAAGCTCAAGCACGTTGCGGGTGCCGATGGCGTTGGTGCGCCACACCTGCTCGTAGTGCTCCTCGCCGTTGATGCGCCCGAACTCGGCTGCCAGGTGGTAGACGAGGTCGAAGTCGCCGATGCGGTCGAAGGCTGAGCGCAGCTGCCGGTAGTCGGCGACGTCGGCGCGGATGGTCTGTGGCTGGCCGGTGTGCTGGAGCTCGATTCCCCAGACGTCGTGGCCGCGTTCCCGCAGCTCGGCGACCAGGGGGGCGCCTAGGGTGCCGGCGGAGCCGGTGACAACGATCTTCATGCTTCCTCCACAATTCGCCAGAACCGTTCGGGTTGCTGGGCGAGGACTGCCGCAGGGTCGCCGGGCTCTAGCCGCCCGACGAGGGAGTTGGTGACGATGTCGCAGCCAGCGAGGGTGGCCTCAATGACGACGAGGGGGCAGGCGTCCCTCTCCTTGGGGAGGTGGACGAAGTATTGGGCGCGGGCCATGTGGTCAAGCACGACCTCGTGCGGGGCGTTCTCCAACTCGACGAGCTCGACGCCGTGGCGCTGCGCCCAAATGCGGGCGTTGAGTTTCCCTTTGGCCGGGTGCTTCCTGCCAGCGAATAAAGCGAAGGGCTCTTTGTCGGCGGGGGCGACGCAGTCCGGCGGTACAGGGGAGTGGATGTAGGCGTCGGCCCGGCCGGTCCATTCGGCTTCCCAGCCCATGTGCGCCCGGCTCATCGTCAGAAACCGTGAGGCCTGCCGGAATAACTCGGCCTTGGCTGGTGTGCGGTGCTGGGCGTGCTGCACCCAGACGATGGGCCTGAGAGCCGCTAGGAAATTCATAGAGGCTTCAGACAGTTTGTCGGTGCCTCCGACTACCACCCGGTCAAACCAGCCGTCTGCGGCGCTCTCAGCCTCGTCCGGCTCAATAAACATGACCTCGACACCAGACGGTGCCGCCATGACCATGTAATCGGTATTCCGCTCCGCGCCGCCCGCGTACTTACCGGGCAGTAGTGCCTCGTGCCTTTCCTCAACCCGGGGAATGTGGTGCGTGACCCAAGCGACCTTCATGGCGCCAGGAGGATGTCGAGCGCCGGCCGCCAGTATTTGTCAAACACGACGTCGGCGTCATAGTTGGCGGCGAAGTCAATGGCCTGCTGGGAACGGCCCCGGCCTCGCGCGTAGGCCGCCTCAAGGTTGTCGACGATGGACGGCACTAGCGGAGTGAAGAACCAGCAGCCTTGGGCGACGTCCCAGGCGGGCTGCACGTCGCACAGCCAGCCGTCGCCGACAAGCTCGGGCTGCGCGGTGGCGTTGGACACGATGACCGGGGTGCCGCAGGCCTGAGCCTCAATGGCCGGAATGCCGAAGCCCTCTCCGCGGCTGGGCTGGAGCAGCACGTCCATGCCGGTGTAAATGCTGGCAAGGGCTTCCTTCGGAATGCCCATGCGATAGGAGTACGAATCAGCGAAGGCCACCCGATCCATTGGCACGCCCGTGGCGGCCAGCAGCGCCCGCAAGTCGAGGCCAGACATGGCTGGGCTCGGCTCGGTGTGCAGGTAGAGCCAGGCGTCGGTGTGCTTCTGCATGAACATGCCGGCGGCAAGGAAGGCCTCGGCGAAGGACTTGCGGTCGGTCGATCCCTTATTTGCGCTCACGAGGCCAATGACGAACTTATCGTCGCCCGGTATTCCCATCCACTGACGGGCGGGCACCTGGCCGTCACTGCCTTGGATCAGGTCCGTCGGCTTGAAGACGTTCGTGTCGATGGCGTGCGGGATGTAGAGCGCCTGGATGTCGTGGCGTTCAATGGCGTCCAGCCCGAACTGCGACATGGCAATCGGCGTGACATTCGGGCGGGCAAGCCATTGAATGACGGGGGCCGGCGCAGGGAAGTGGTCGATGGGCACCCAGGAGGCGACCCGCTCGATGTGATCCCAGCCAGCGCCCTTGAAAACCCAGCAGTCGAACAGAGTGATGACGACGGCCTGCTGCCCGGTCGGGCGACCGAAGTCCATCGCATAGGCGGGGATGACGTCGTTGGAGTAGACGTCCAGGCCGCGAGGGTAAACGGGTAGGCCTTCCCACTCCATCGTGGAGCCCTCAAGCCCGTAATTTGCGGCGATGGCTACTTCGTGGCCGGCTTTCTTGAGGCGCCGGGTGACTTGCTGGGTTTGCTCGCCGTAGCCCGTGGGCGTCCAGGGGGCGTTGCTAGCCCAGATGATTCTTCGTGCAGCAGTCCCAGTCGGAGCAGCTGCTCCCTCTCGGGCGGCGGCACGTCTAGCGGGATTCCCGCTGCGTGAACGATTACGGGTGCTTGCTTTCGTGGCATGGGCCACCGTTTCTCCTAGGTGTGCGCAGGGGGTGTGGATGGCCCCGCCCCCCTGCGCAAAGGCGGGGCCATCCACGTCTAGGTGCCTAGTGACTAGGCGGTGCCGCCGAGGAACCGGCGAATGTGCGACGTCTGCGGCAGGTTGCCATCGACACGGATTTGGAAACGAAGAGTTTCAAGACCCGTGCTAAAAGCAAAGTCCGAACTGCGTGCCACGTCGATGCCGCCCACGGTGCGGACGTAGTAACTAGGCAGATGCCCCGCGATAACTGAGCGGGCGCCCGAGGCAACCGAAGCCATAGCCGGGTTCTCAATGAGCGGGTAGCCAAGGATCGAGTCCGGGGTTCCGGGCTGGATGCTAGGCACGAAGACGTAGTCGCCAGACGACGTCTTGAGCTTGCGCATGGCGCCGATGCTGGAGCCGTTCGCCATGACACCGAAGCCGGGCAGGCGGCGAGCCCCACCATCCATGGAGTAGACGAGGTCAATGAGATCGTCAGCCGTGAACGCGCCAGTGCCGCGCGTACCCGCGATAGCGGTGCCGCCGGTCACGCCAGCCGCAGCTGCGGTGACGATGCCGTTGGGCTCCACCGTGCCGGTGCCGACAGTGAGGGCGTTGTTGACGGCGTAGCCGATGGCGTTGCCGGCCTGCTGGCCGAGGAACCCGATGACGTCGATGTTGCTGTCAGCGAGGAACTCCTGCGACACCTGCACGAGGAAGGCGTACTTGTAGGCCTTGAGAGTGGTCTTGCCGAACGCCGGGTCGGACTCGTCGATGGTCGCGGCCTCCGCCTCGATGGCGGCGGTGCTCCAGGAAGCCAGCGACGGGAGGACGAGATCCTCACCGGATGCGGTGTTGAGGACGGTGACCACGCTCGGGTCGAGCATGGGGCCGACGAGGCGGGCCTGATCAATGACAACGTCGGAGAACGACGTGGGCACCGGCGCGTTGCTGGTCGACTTGACAACGTCGCGCTTCTCGAACTGGAAGGAGTAGGCGCGACGCTCACCAGCGAGCAGCTGGCGAAGGATGTCGGCGTCCGACTCGGCCGGCGCGGTGCGGGCCTCAACGGGACGGGCAATGTTCTCGACGCCACGCATCGCCTCGGCGATCTCAGCCTCACGCTTCTCAGCGGTGATGAGGGTGTCGATCATGGTGCGCTTCTCGTCGAGCTCCGCGAACGTGCGGTCGACGAACTCGCGCTCTTCGGCGGACAGGTCGCGGCTCTCGGCGGCCGCCTCGTCCATCTTTGCCTTCGCTGCGTGGTAGGCGGACTGGCGATCCTCCACGAGCTTCTTCAGGTACTCACTCACTATTCACCCCTCCTTGGGGTCTCGGTTTCATTGGATTGCGCAGGTGTTTCTTGCGAATCCCGCCGAGGCTCCTCAGAGCGGGGACCTGACCGCGGCTCGCGCGGCCAGGAAGTCTTAGGCCTTGAAGGCCAGGTCGAGCTTGGTCTTGAGCAAGTTGATCTCGCTGGCGTCGTGCGCCACCGGCTCAACTGCGGGCTCCGGCACCGGCGACAACTTCGCCACCACCGCCGACAGCAGACCCGCCTGATCCATCGTCAAGGTCGCGCCACGCTCCAGCGCCTCAAGCGCGCCATTCAACGCGTCAGCGTCTTCGCCCGTGGCCTCGGCCAGCATGTCCAGGCTGCGCACCGCAGCGCTCGTGGCCCGATACGCCGGGAAAGTCACGATGCTCGTCTCATGCAACCGGACCTGCTGAAGCGTCCGCTGCGAGCCGTCCTCGTTCCACTTGTCGCCGCCGCGAGGGACCGAGAAGCCGAAACTCATGGAGTCGATTACGCGCGGATTGCCGCCACCACCGAGTAGAACCGCAAGGTCCCGGCCGTCGCTCGTATCCGGCAGGGTCGCCTTGACAAGCAGGCCGCGGCCATCCTCCTCCAGTGTCATCGTCTTAGACCGGGTTGACGCCAAGGGGCGGGCCGGGTCGTGATTGACGAGCAGGAAGACGTTATTTCGGGACTTCAACGACCGAGCGAACGCGCCAGGGGCAATCGTCTCGGTGAAGGGCAGGGGCTCGCTCGGGGAGTTGAACACGGCCGCGTATCCCTCGAAGCTCATACCTTCGGGGGCTTCGCGGACCTCAAGGTCGTCGACCGTGAAAGTGCGGGTCTCCATGCCTGTCATGCTTCGTCCTTCTTCCTCGCGGATACGCTCGGCCTCGCGCTCAAGCCAGCGCCTCGCCGGTCCAGGGTCCGTCGGGTCAATGCCCCACAAGTAATGAGCCACGGCGCCCGCGCCGGGATAGTCGGGATGGTTACCGTCACTGTTCTGCGGCGCCTCAAGGTCGACCGCGTGCCGCGCCGCCCAAGCATTTGCCCGAATGACCTTGTCGTCGGACATTTGCCCGTCAGCGATCTGACGTGCCTCACGGATCGTGCGCTCCGCCAGGCCGTCCCCGCCGTAGCCCTCAGCCCGAAAGGCCAAGCCCTTGCGGGCTGCGGACGACATGTAGCCGGGGACCTCGGGCACGTCAGACCTGAGCGTTCTCGGCCGGCTGCAACTGGTTCGACGCCAAGCCGGTGTGCGGCATCGCCGGCAAACCTAGGGCGGCAAGAACCGCACCGGGGTCGTAGCCAGACTGGACAAGTTTCGCGGCCATCTCGACGCGCTCGCGCTCCTCAACGATCCCGGCAGAGCTGACGGCAATGTTGGCGAGCGGGACCCTCGGGTTGTCGCCGCCGTCGACCGGGCGAAGATCCATCAAGCCGCGGGCCTCGTTGACGCTCATGTAGCCGGCCTGGAGCGCGGTTGAGAACACCTGTGCCTGCGTGGCCGAGTCGCCTCGGAGAAGGCCGTCCATGTTGACGCGCAGGAACACGTCGCCGGGGAGGAGGCGGTTGTGGGCTTCCTCGATGGCGGCGATGAGCGGGGTGAGCGAGTAGCGGGTGAACTGGATGGCATTTGCCTCAACGGATGCGTAACTTTGCGTCCCAGGGGCGGTGAGGCCAATCATGTGCGGCGGAACACGGAACACGCGCGCCACTTCCTCAACCGCAAACATGCGGCTCTGAAGCATCTGAGCCTGCTCGCCATCCGAGCCTGTCTTCACGAACTTCGCGCCACCCGACAACACGCCAGGGCGGTGAGCCTTTTTCAGCCCCTTGTGACCGGCCTCGAAAGCGTCGACCAGATCCTTGGCCTGCTCCTGCGTCAGATTGCCGGGGAACTCAATCATGCCCGAGGTGTTCGCCCCGTTCGAGAAGTACCGCGACGCGAACTCGTCCAGCGCCTTAGCCAAGCCGAGGGTCTGCTTCAGCTCGTCCACCCGGCTCACACCCTTCAGGGAGCCTGGCCGGCGCATCTCGGGGATGTAGAGCACGTCCTCGCCGGGCAGCACGGCCTGGCCCCCGTCGATCACGAACTCACGCAACCGGGTCGCCGGGTTACGGCGGATGTCCACTCGGGTCGGGTCGAGCGGCTGGAGCGCCACGATCTCACCGTTGCCGTTGCGGAGAATCTGCACCACCGCGCCATGCGAGAGGAGCATGGATACGACGATCTGCTTGTAATACTCAATTCGGCTAGAGCCGGGACCCTCGGGCTCGTACACCCAGGCCGGGCGCGGCCGGTACGGAAGCCGATTCCCGTCGCGGCGAATGAACGTGTCCACCGGCAAAGTCGAGATCGTGTCCGAGAGCAGGCGCACGCAAGCGTAGGCCGCACCAATTTCGAGGGCGTTCTTCTGGTTGACGACAGTGCCGGCCCAAGTGGCGAAGCCCGACACGTCGATGCCCGAACCCCACACCTGCTGGTAGGAGAGGTTCCGCTCTTCCATCGGCTGACCGCCGAACAAGTTCCCGAGCATCACAGGCCTCTCTCAAGCGCAACACCGAAAGCCAGCCCGCAGATGCCAGCGACAACGAAACCCAGCCAAGGCGCCACCAGGGCGGCCCCGACAATGAGCGCGACGCAGCCAGCGATCTGCAAAGCGAGGGCGATGCGCATAGACGCTCCTAAACGGAAAAGAAACTGGCGACAGGTGCTTCGGGCTGGGCCTCACGGCGATGGGTAGCCCGGTCGAAGGCGATGATTGCCGCAACGGCGGCGTCAATCTTGCGAGGAGAACCCCGGTGCTCCTTCACGACCCGCGGCCCTTTCTGGTCGGTCTTGATGACGCAGTTGTCCAGGTGGCGGGAAAGAGCGGGAGAATGATCGTGCGACACCTGGCCTGATACCACCGCGTCAAAGAACTTGGCCGTCGATGGCACCATGCGAGCCGGGCTGCTCGACGGATACTCAGTGATCGGAACCCCGGCCTCCGCCAAAGCCTCCATCGACCGCTGCCAGCGATACGGGTCGCACGCCACCTCAACCACATTGAGCCGGCCGCACGTCTCCAAAATCCGAGCCTCAACGCCGCCAATGTCCACCCGCCAGTCATCACGGTCGGTGGGCTGCTTCTCCCACATATCGACCAGCCACACGCGGGGTGTCTCCTCAATCGTCACGCCGACAATCGCCGTCGTATCCCCAGAGAACGAACCATCGAACCCCAGCACGACCGGGGTGCCGTCCAGCACCGCGTCCATTTCCGGCAGCTGGTCCCAGGCCCCGGCTGGTAGCCAGGCCTGCTGCGCTGAGGTCCAGGTTCCCAGCCGCTTCGTGCGAAACTCGTTCTCGGGCGTGCGCTTGACCGCTGCCTCGAAATCCTCCGGGTCTTGGAGATCGCCGAAGCCTGGGTTAGCCATTTTCCAGACTGCTTGCTCGCGGAACTCGGCGTCCTCCGGAGCACCCCACGCCGCCATGAAGAACGACGGGTCGTCAATCTCTCCCGATGCCACCTGTTTGCCGTACTGCCACAGTTGGTAGGCGATTGAGTCTTGGCCGGTGGAGTCAGACTTAACCCCGGGCGTAGTGATGCCGATCATGAGGGCGTCGCGTCGCGCGGCCTGCGCCAGCTGCATGACGTCCCAGAGTTCGCGGGTAGGCATGGCGTGGACCTCATCTGCGATGACACAGTGAGGGTTTAGGCCTTCCTTGCTGTAGCTCTCGGCGGAAAGTACCCGGTAGACGGAGCCGGTGGCCGGAACCTCAATTGCGTCGCGGTACAACTTGCACTGGGCAGCCAGCTCGGGACTCATGTCCACCATCTGCTTGGCGGTGCCAAACACGATGCGGGCCTGTTCTTTCTCGGCCGCGATGCTGTAGACCTCGCCGCCTCGAGGACCCATGAGGAGCGAGTAGAGCGCTATGCCGGAGCCGATGGCGCTCTTGCCATTCTTGCGGGGCATGTAGGCCACGGCTGTTCGCGCGCGATACCGTCCGTCGGGTCGTCGCGCGAACATGCCATCGAGCAGTTTGCGTTGCCAGGGCCGCAGGATCAGCGGCTCGCCGGCCTGGCCGCCGATGCTGTCCTTGACCTGCGGGCACAGCGCTTCGATGAATTCGGTGACGTATTTGCCGTCTCCGCGTCGGGCGTCTGCGGGGGGGACTGGGGTGAGGATGGCAGGTGGCCACCCTGGGGTTTTCCTGGATGCCATGCGCAGGGCTCCGGGGGTTTGTGTTTAGCGGCGGTTGACGCGGGCTTGTAGCTGCTCAAGTTTGGATTGTGAGGCTAGTTCGCCGGCGCCCATGCGGGTTCGGTCGGTGGGGGTGAAGCCGAGCTGGCTGAGCATGGTGATGATGGATCTCTCGAGGTGGCGGAGGGCTACGCGTTCGCGCCATTCGGCGCCGCGCAGGACCTGGATGCGAAGGGCGGTGCGTTCGTCCATGGCTTCGCACGCCATCTGTACGAGTTCTATGTCGGTGTTGCCCGATACCCAGCTGCCGCCGGATGCCCAGATGCGGTCCCACATGCGTCGGCCTTCTTGCCCGAGGGGCCTCAAGGGTTCGGGTGTGTTGCTCGTGGTAGGCAGCAGGCGCACGTTCGTGGGCTTGGGCAGGGCGCGTTTGCCCGGGTTGCCGGTGCGCCTTTTGCGTTCGGTGGGTTTAGGCGGGTTCGGCATTGGCGGCCTTTGCGAAGTCGTGCGGTTTGCCTGTGGCCTCGAGGATGGGGGTGCTGCCGGTGTGTTCTTGCCAGCGGCGGCATATGACGTCGACGTAGCGGGGGTCTAGTTCGAGGAGGCGGGCTTTGCGGCCGGTGTATTCGCAGGCCATGAGGGTGGAGCCGCTGCCGCCGAATGGGTCGAGGACTGTGCCGCCTTTCGGGGCGCTGTTCTCGAGGCAGTATGCGATGAGGTCAATCGGCTTCATGGTGGGGTGTTCGGTGTTGCGTTTGGGGCGCGGGAACTCGAGGACGGTGGTTTGTTTGCGGTCGGCAAACCACTCGTGGTTTCCGCCGGGCGTCCACCCGTAGTAGATGGGTTCGTGGCGGTAGTGGTAATCCGCGCGGCCCATAACAAGCGTGTCTTTCACCCAGACCAGGGAGTGCTTCCACACGCCCAGCTCTGTGAGTGCCTCTGAGAAGGCAAGGCCTGCAGGACCGTGGGGTGCGCTGACGTACCAGGCACCTCCGGGCCGGCAGACCTGTAGGGCGTTTCCGAGGCTGTCGCGCAAGAAGGTGTGGAGTGCCGCGCCGTCCAGTCGGTCGTTCTTGATGGTGAGGGCGTCCTTAGTTTTGCCAACGTAGGCGACGCCGTAGGGCGGGTCGGTCCACACGCAGTCCGCCTGCCCGCCGTCCATCAGCACCTCTAGGTCCGCGACGCTGGTCGCATCCCCACACACCACTCGATGCGAACCCAGCAGCCAAACCTGACCAGGCTCACTGAAGGGGATCTCGGGCGGCTCGGGCGCATCATCGGACGGCGGCGAATCCGGCAGTCCCGGGTCGATGCGGTCGATGAGTTCCGCGATGGCCTCGTCGGACCAGCCAGTATCGGCCAGCGCGCTCGCGTCCGCCTCGCCAACTGCCCGGATCAGCTCGAGCAGCAGGCCGTCGTCGTAGCCCCCTAGCTCGGCTGTGCGGTTGTCGGCCAAGGCGAACGCCTGCGCGGTGGTGTCGTCGTCGTCGACCAGGACCGCGGCGATCTCGTCCCAGCCGAGCTGCTGGGCGGCGAGCCAGGTGTGGTTGCCGGCCGTGATGGTGCGGTCGCTGGCCCGGACGACGATGGGTTTCCGCTGCCCAAATCGGGCAAGGCTGGCCGCTACCGCGTCTACGTCGCCGCGGCGCGGGTTGCCAGGCAGGGGCTTTAGGGAGGCCAAAGGTACGGCCAGAGGGCGCAGGTTGGGGGTTATCACGGGTGCTCCCGGATAGGGCGCGTGTGGGCGCGACAGGGGGTCGTTGAACGGTGAAGTGAAATGCCGCGAAGTGCGGCTGTTTCTG